TTATTTATCGAATACGGAAATTGCCTTGTGCTTTTTATCTGTATATTGATGTGAGTAAGTATCTAATGTTTCCGTGATGCGTGCATGTCGCATTAGCTGTTGTAGATCAAAAATATCTACACCGTTATTCGCTAGGTATGATGCATAGCTATGTCTCAATGAATGTATATGGTAGCCTGGAAACACTTCTTTAAATTTTTTATGATAGTGTGCATAGTGTTTTGGGGCGATACCACCGAAAACAAAATAATCATCATTAAAGTACTGCCATTTCTTACTTTCTCGCTCGTATCTATCACTTAAAATATCAGATATGAATTGTGGAAATACAACGATTGTTTCAGATGATTCTGTCTTCGCTCTGTCATATATTTGTCGATTCGTAATATCCATTGTCTTTGATACCATCAACTCGTTCTTGCTTAAATTTATATCTTTCCATGTTAATGCAAAACATTCTCCGACACGTAATCCTGAATAGAACATCAACTGACTAGCTTCTACATAAGCATCATCTATAAAATTATCCACCTTATTATCAAATTCATCACGCATGATAAATGTCGGTTTAGGTTTCTTTCTAGGGATAGGTTTAATCGATACTGTTGGATCAATACGCAATCCGAAATGCTTAATTGCATGATTGATTACTACTTTAAAACCACTCCACACCGTTCGTGCAGAGTTGACTGAGGGTAGATTATCAATAAGATACTTCCTGAACTCTTGACACTGATTCTGTTTAATCTCACTTATCTTAATATGTCCAAAGCGTTCCTGGATATGTTTCTTATATTCATTTTCTTTTCGTTTACGTGTTTTAGGGCGTAAGTCTGAATTATCTAAGTAGTGATAGAATACATATTCGAATGTCTGTTCTGATGAATAACTATCAACTGATTCAGTTAAAAATTTAGCTTCTGCTGCTTTAGCTTCTCTCTGTTTATCAAATCCACGCTTTAGCTTTCTTTTATTATTACCGTAAATATCTTTATAACGTACAGAGAAGTACCATTTACCGGTAGTTTTATCTTTGTATACAGCCATTAATATGCTCCTTTCTTAAAAATGGGTATAAAAAATAAGGGCATAGTGAATACACCCTTATTATTCAGTTTTATTTTAAATCAATTAAATCTGTTTCAGTACCGAAGAAACCAGTTGCAACTTCCAATTGTTTATCAGGTGAATCTGCCATTGCTTTTGATACATCATAAACAACTTTACCTTTAGTAATACTATCGGGATTTAATTGTTCTAAGAAGAAAGAATTTTCAATACTTCCATCTTCGCTTTGGTTAGCTGACATAGATGCGGTACTATCAGCTTCTAATGTTTTACCTTTAGTTTTTAACTTGAATAAAGCGCTGTCAACTGTAATTGCTTCATCTCCGTTATTCTTCACTTCAATATCAACAATTACAAATGTATCTTTTGCTTTTGCGGGTAAGGCAGCAGGACCAACAGAAGTACCTGTTGTAACACCATTAACTTTATACTCCATTTTTCCTACTTTAACTGTGTCGCCGATTTTGTAAGTCTTTTTAGTTTCTTTCTTTTCAGATGTAGTAGTTGATTCTTTAGATGAACTTTCTTTCTTCGTATCATCTTCGCCACCCATCGCAGCACAAGCGCCAATAATTAACATCAATAATACAAGACCTAAGCAACCAGGTAAAAACTTATTCTTCTTCTTAGGAGCATCACGATACACGACACGTTCACCTTTCTCGTTGTATAAAACTTCTTCTTCCTTTTCCTTTCTTGCCAATATAAACATCTCCCTCAATTTAATTTTATGATAAGGCATTAAGCCGGTTATCCTTATTATAATTCTTGAATCTTCAAAGGTTCGAATTGAATTAAATATCCTGAATATCTAACATATAATCCAAACTTCGCTTTATAATCTTCTATTGCTTCATTGAAATGAACACGATCTATTTCTAAGTGTAGGCACATTTCATATATATCGCCCCAAAGCCCTTTTTTGTAGCATTCAATAAGTTTTTCTAAAGGTAGTATTAATTTGTGGCCAAAACGTCGAGCTCTCAACTCTTGTCTAGCTGAATCGACATTGTATTGTTTGTTGTAGACTGACAGAATATCACCATATGAAGTCTCATGGTGGCCAATTTCTTCAGCTAGATGACCGTTTTGAATATAATAATTAAGTCTATTTGTTATTGTAATAATCCCGTTAGGATATTCAAAATATCTTTCGTATAATCCGCCCATCTTAGCAGGCATATCTTCATCATATTCAATTATCATATTAGGATAAGGATCTAATAATTTCTCTCTAAGTTGCATCTTCACAACTCCTTACTTATTGCGATTTCTTCTTAAGCTGCGTCTCATTTCTATGTATGCTAATATTTCTTCTAGCTCTTCTTCAGTAACATCTCCATCAATGTGTGCTGCAAGTGTTTCGATGTTATTTCCTTCTTCTGTTTTTTCGTACTTTACTTCATTTTTTGTTAAATCATCTAAAGAAACATTGAAGTAATGCGCTAAAGCTGTAGCATGCGCAATCGAAGGAGATGAAGTGTTTTCTTCCCAACGTTGAATAGTAGATTTAGAAAATTTTACATCATATTTCTTATTTAGATCATCTGCTAACTCTCTATATGTTAGTTTTTTCTCTTCTCTAAGTCTTTTAAGATTGGTTGCAAACATTTTATTTTCCTCCGAAAATTAATTATTTTTTTCTATATATCTATAATAAGGTATGTGTCCTAAAATTGCAACGTATAATACGATATTTTGTCCTATTTTTGAAATTTATTCGTTGACAACGATTTTTGTATGGTTTAAGATGGTTGTAGTCCCAAGAAAGGGACAAAAAAAGAGAAAGGAGCAGCTTATGGATTTAATCAAACCACCAAACCTAAAACTCAAACAGTACATGATTGAACACGACATCAAACAAAAAGAGTTGGCTAAGGTTCTTGGTATTACGCAATCCTTATTTTCTCAAAAGATAAATGAAAATAGGTCAACTTTTAGTTTGGAAGAAGTGAGATTATTATGTGCGTATTTAGGTTTAAATATGCATGAATATTTTTTTGAAGAGAATGTCCCGAAAATAGGACTAAAAAATTAAGGAGGATAACATGAACGAATTAATCAAACAGTTCCTAGAATTTAGAAAACAGTTTACAAAAAAGCAATGGCATGGAATCAATCAATTAGTTGATTCACGATTCAATAAAAAAGCCGCCGAGCTGCAACTCGACGACGAAGATATTCAAATCATATCCAATATGATTGAACATTCAAAAATTATGAAGTAACGATCTGAATGAACATTGGGTGAATACGATAATCTCTTCCTTTGTAATTTACATAAACATAATCTTGTTGATACATTGTGTGACTTTCTTCTTTTGTTATCGGAGACCACAATTCAGCATTTTCTTCCCACCAAATAGAAGGATGTGCAAGATTAGGACCTATTTTACTATTAGGATCATCATGGAGATTTACCCATTCACCTAATAAACAAACGTGGACTTGTTCCATATTACCACCACCTTTCATTATAAGATGAATTAATTATATCAGTAAAAGGAGAATGACATGAACAAACTTAAAACAAACAATCAGTTAGTCCCAGTTCAAGAAAATGAAAATGGAGAAGTAGTAGTAAGTGGAAGAATGCTGCATAAAGCATTAGAAGTTAAGACGAAATACAAAGATTGGTTCCCTAGAATGACTGAATATGGATTTGTCGAAGGTGAAGATTTCAACCCGCTCAAAATTGAGCAAGTTCGATTGGAAGGTAATCGTCATGTATCGAGACAAGCTACTGACCACATCATATCACTCGACATGGCCAAAGAAATTTCGATGCTTCAAAGAAGTGAGCCTGGAAAGAAAGCGAGACAGTATTTTATCCAAGTAGAAAAAGCCTGGAACAGTCCAGAGATGATTATGAAGAGAGCATTACAGATTGCAGACAAGAAGATAATTTCGCTTGAAGAGCAGATTAAGCTCGACAAACCAAAGACCATCTTCGCAGATGCAGTTGCAGCAAGTAAGACATCTATTTTAGTTGGTGAGTTAGCCAAGCTTTTGAAGCAGAACGGTGTCGAGATAGGGCAGAAAAGATTATTCGAGTACTTAAGAGAAAACGGCTTTTTAATCAAGCGTAAAGGCACTGATTATAATATGCCGACGCAGTACTCAATGGAACGTGGCCTATTCGAAATTAAAGAAACATCAATAACTCATTCTGATGGCCACGTATCAATCAACAAGACACCTAAAGTCACAGGTAAAGGACAACAGTATTTTATTAATAAGTTTTTGAAAGATATTAGTTAAGGAGGTTCACATATGAAACACTTTTACAATGCTAAAGACATTATGGAACTTTTAGATTGTTCAAAGTCTTATGCTCATTCGCAGATTAGACGAATGAACGAAGAAATGGAGAAAGATGGTTTTTATTCAGTCAGAGGCAAAGTGCCAGTCAAGAAATTTGAAGAAAAATTTCCTTATTTGAAAGTAGAAACAGCATGAACTTTGTAAAGTCATTATTCATAACATTCTTTTTAACATTGTTCACATTATTAGCGATGTTGTTCTTCGCTCTTTTCGTAAATCTGTCGCCTGGCACTTTATTAGCATCATCTATGATTGCATTCCTGCTTTTATTCATTGTTGCCATTCATACAGATTGGGTGAATGAATAATGAATTATTCAAGGGTTGTAAATCTAGGATCATTTATATTAAAAGGTGGTGAGACATTTGATACTAAAGCATATTATGAAACTCATTAAGCCTGAACGCAAATTACAAAGAGATACTTTCAAAATCTTTGAATACGATGTTTGGCAACATGAGATTAGAAAAATCAGAGAAAGTAAACATTACATTCTTGTTGATTATGGTGTAGATGATAAAAACGAATGTATGTATATTGAGTACTTTATCAGATGAGGAATATCCAGCATACGATCATACTCAACTATGACAATAAGGAAAAGCGAAGATGGAGAGAAGACTTTAAATATTATTCGAAGCGTGACGATGTATATATCATCTATCGAACATACAGAAATAATTACGGTGGCCAGATTAAGTTTTGTTACAAAAAATAAATAAAAAGGAGAATATATATGAAATTTCACAGTACTTCAAGATGTGTTGAAACTAGAAACTTGAGAGAAAGAGAGGCGAGAGAGAAAATAGACGCTTTATATAAAGATACTAATCCAATTTTTGATGAGGTTAATGAGCAACTAGAAATGTTTTCTAAAGATTTATTAAGACGATTATATAAACGTGATTATACAGCAGGAGAAGTTTCAAATGTATTATCCCTACAAAAGAGATTAGCTTATAGCGAAGGTAATAAAGCAAAACATAAAGTCATTTCAATAGCAGAAGAAATACATGATGCTCATTTAATGTTATTGAAAACTGGAAGTTTATTAGATGAGATTAAATAAAAAAGCACATATCAAAAGATATGCACTCACGTAAACTAGACACTTACAGTGTAGCATATCTCGATATAAAAAGGAGATAGTTATGGAAAATTTACCGAGAACATTTTTAATTAAAAGTCCTATTGCGATTGTGAAAGATAAATTTGATTTCAGATGTATGAGTTTTACTGCAATCAAAGAAAAGTATGAAGAGAAAGTAAGTTTTTACATTCTTCATGATGATACATCTGAACTTGTATTCCGAAAAGACATATTTGAAGAATCATGTTTTTGGGGCATGGATGATGAAGTAGTTACAGCACTTTATGAGTACGTTGAAGAAAACATTACTGAAATGGATAAGTTGTTTACGCAGCTTAAACGATTTGGAATTTAGGAGGACGTGCAATGAATTTAAAATTAAAGCAATTGATCATAAAAGACTTTCAGGGTATTAAGGAACAGTCATTCAACTTCGATGGCCAGAACGCAACAATATATGGCCAGAATGGTTCAGGTAAGACAACAACAGCTACTGCGCTTCAATGGTTGCTATTTGGCAAGAACTTGCAGGGAAAACAAATTGACGTTGTACCTTTAGATAAAGACAACAACGAATTATACGAATCAATTCCACACGTTACTGCAGTATTTGATAAAGATGGCCAAGAGTTAAAGCTCACAAAAGAATCATTTCCAGAGTACACAGAAAATAAAATGACTGGTGCCAAAGAATACACTAAGTCACGAAAAGGAAAGCAGTACATTGACGATGTGCCTTTCACGATTACAAACTTCAAGAAAGAGATTAGCGAAATAATCGATGAAGATATATTCAAGCTAGTTACTAACATTCATACGTTCAACGATCTGCACTGGACAGATAGAAGAAAAATCTTATTTGAAGTATGTGGCCAGCTTTCAGACAACGAAATAATCGAGAGTAACAAAGAACTTGAACCCCTTATTGAAATTTTGAAAAACAAATCAGTAGAAGACCAGAAGAAAGTGGTTAAGGACAAGTTGAAAAAGACGAATGATGACATCAAAGATATTCCTGTACGCATCAATGAAGCTACGTTATCAAAAGTTGAAGTTACAGGAACAGATGTAAATATCGATGAAGTTAAGCAGCAGATAGCTGATTTAGAGAGTCAAATTCATTCAATAAATAACGGATCAGAAGAAATTGAGTTACGCAATCAAATTTCGCAAAAGCAGAACGAATTAAAGCTACTTGAGCAGAATCATTCAAGTGAAAATCAATCGAATATCAACAACTTAAAGTCGAAATTATCACTTGAAGAAAGCAACAAGCTCAACTTTGAATCAAAAATTCGCATGATTAATCAATCGATTAATGATAATAAAGCAAGTCGCGAATTGAAGTTGAAAGAATATAAAGAAGTCGATGCAGAAATTAAAGAAGTTGAAGGATCAGAACATGTCGCAACTGTAGATGATACTTGTTCGTGTTGTGGCCAGGCACTGCCGCCTGAAAAAATCGAGAGTACAAAGCAAAAAGTGTTAGAGCAGTTCAACAAGAATAAGTCATTGAAGTTAGAACAGCTTAATCAACGTAAGCAGACGTTGTTAGAGCAGGGCAAGCAGTTCAAGCCGACAATTGAAAAATTAGAAAGTGATCTGCAAACTGAGCAAAAGAAAGTAGATGACGTTCAAAAGGTTATCGATTCGCTTAAATCACGAATCGAAAGCTTATCAAATGAGCTAATACCTGTTAATGAAACTACTGAATACAAATCAATACTCGAAGAAATCAATCAGTTAAATCATCAAAGAAGTAACATCGCAGAAATGAATAAAGAGAAGGTCAATGCTATTCGAGAAGAAATCTATAAGTTAGATCAGAAAGTTCTTGAATTCAATAAACATCAAGCGAGCATCGATAACAATAAACGCATTGATGAGCGTATCAAAGAGTTACGCATCCAGGAAGAAGAACTTATCTCGATTAAAGAAGAATTGAATTATCAACTGTACTTAATCGATGAATTTAATCGCACGAAAGTTAAGACGATTGAAGAATCTATAAACAATAAATTCAAGATGGCCAGATTTAAATTATTCGATGAGAAGAAGAACGGAAACATTGAAGAAACATGTATCACTACATTCGAAGGTATCGAATTTGGCAGAGGTTTAAATACTGCAGCGATGATCAACGTAGGTTTAGATATTATCAATACTTTAACTGCACATTATAACGTTTATGCTCCAATATTTATCGATAACGCAGAATCTGTTACGAATGTCTATCAGACTAATTCGCAACAGATTGAGCTAAAGGTTAGTGAAGGTGATAAAGAATTGAGATTGAGCAATGAGTCTTAATCAAGTAATCGCAATGAATATTCGAGCATATCGAAAATATCATAAGTTAACACAAAAAGAACTAGCTGAAAGATCTGGCATTACAAGATGTCATTTGAATGATATAGAACGCTCAAGAAAAAATATATCAATTCAGACATTAGAGAATATTGCAAGAAAGTTAGAAGTAGAACCATACAAATTATTAAAAAATACGGAGGAATAAACAATGACAAACAATCAATTACAAAAAGTAGAAGCTCAATTAATCGCAGAAAAGAACGTGTCAGACAGCGTACTGAATAAAGTACGAGTACTAGAATCTCAAGGAAACTTATCGTTACCACGTGACTATGAACCATCAAATGCATTAAAACAGGCATGGTTGCAAATTTCAGAGAACTCAAAGCTGATGGCATGTACTGATGCATCGAAAGCAACTGCATTCTTGGACATGGTAACTCAAGGATTAAATCCCGCAAAGAATCAATGCTACTTTATTCCTTACGGTAACAAGATGCAGTTACAACGCTCATATCATGGAAATATCATGATGCTTAAACGTGATGCTGGAGCGAAAGACGTAGTGGCACAAGTGATTTATGAAGGTGACACATTCAAACATAAATTAGATGAAACTGGACGTGTTAAATCAATCAGTCATGAACAGGACTTCTTTAATATGAAGAAAGAAAACATCGTTGGAGCTTACTGCACTATCGTCTTTGATGATGATCGTGAGAATTATATTGAAGTAATGACAATGGAACAGATTAAGCAGGCATGGATGCAGTCATCGATGATTAAAGATGAAAAAGCATTAGAGAATTCTAAAACGCATAACAACTTCAAAGAAGAAATGGCCAAGAAAACAGTAATCAATCGAGCAGCTAAACGATACATCAACACATCAACAGATGCTAACTTACAGCACGTTAAAGATATTGAAGAGCGACAACGCAAAGAAGTATTCGATGCAGAGATCGAAGAAAATCAAGCGGTTGAAGTATTAGATATTGATGACATTGAACCTGTAGAAGAAGTTCAAGACGTAACTGAATTTGAAGAAGTTGAAGATGAAAAGCCTGCATCGACTTCAACAGTACCGGAAAACGAAGAAGACCCATTTTAATACAAACTATAGGCAGTGGATCATCAGGTAACTGTTACAGGATATCTGATGGCCATACTGACCTTTTGCTTGAAGCAGGCATATCATTCAAAGAAATGCAAAAGGCAGTGAAGTTTCAAACTTCTAAAATCAAAGGTTGTTTAATCACTCATGAACATAACGATCATGCAGCATATACAGAACAGTATTTAAAACATGGAATAGAATGTTATGCGACAAAAGGAACGTTAGAAGGAATTAATTTAGAGCATCACAGATTGTATGAAGTTGAGTATAAGAAAACTTTTAAAATTGGTACGTGGTCGATAATGGCTTTCAGAGTAAATCATGATGCGAAAGAGCCCTGCGGTTATCTGCTAAAGAGTATACATGGATATAAGCTGCTATTCGTTACTGATACTTACTACTGTCAGTATAAGTTTCCAGGTATCACGCACATGATGCTTGAAGTTAATTATATCTATGAAGAGATGCAGAATAACGTTCAGAACGGTTCACTGCATCCCGGACTTGCTAGACGAATTATGAAATCGCATTTCAGTTTAGAACATGCAGTAGGATTCTTAAGGGCGACAGATACTACTCAATTAAAAGAAGTACATCTGATTCACCTATCGAACTCAAATTCTAATGCAGCAGTTATTAAAGAAAAAATACAGGAAGTAGCAGGTGTACCTGTCTACATTTCAGAGAAAGGAAGTTAAAACATGGATTTATCTGAAATCGTGGCTATGAACTTGAAAGAAATAATGAATATAAAAAGGGTTGGTGTTTCAGAACTTTCTACAATGACTAAAATTAGCAGGAATACTATCACTAATTTGAGAAGTGGTCGAACTAAGATGATTCAATTCCAAACTATCGAAAAGATAAGCAAGGCTTTAAATATAGATAGTTATCAATTGTTTGAAATGAATAATTTTATTGTAGGTAGAATTGAAATGAAGAATAAGTTGGGAGGATATAACGAATGAATGATTGTAAATTCATAGGACGAATAACAAAGGATCCTGAATACAGAGTGACACCATCTGGAAGCGAAGTGGTTAGTTTTGATTTAGCAGTGCAACGTAAGTATAAAAATCAAAATGATGAATACGAATCAGATTTTATCAGATGCGTTGCATTTAAGAAGACTGCTGAATTTATTAATAACTACGCTAAAAAAGGATATGTCATGTCTGTTAGTGGTGAGATGAGAAATAACAATTATGAGGACCAAAATGGGGTTAAGCATTATGGTATGCAGCTAATCGTAAATAATATTGATTCGACAGTACTTTTCTTGAATAAGAAAAAGGATGAAGCACAAAGTACACAAACAAACACAAATAATTATGGTAGCTATGGAACATCTACAACAACTACAGGACAGAACGCTAATCCTTTTAATAGTAGTGGGCCAATCGATATCAGTGATGATGATCTGCCGTTCTAATTCATTCAGCTAAGAAAGAGGTGAGTAAATGGCTGGGTGGATAAGTTTGCATCGCTCAATTGAAAAGCATTGGTTATACGAAGAAGAGAGAAAGTTTTCGAGATTTGAAGCATGGGTTGATTTATTGTTAATGGTAAATCATTCAGACAACAAAACAATGATTGATGGAAAGCTAGTCACAGTTAAACGTGGTCAGAGAATAACCTCTCTTAGAAAACTAGGCGACAGGTGGAACTGGTCATTAACAAAAGTAGATGCATTTTTAAAGTTGTTAGAAGAAGACAAAATGATTGTCTTAAAAAAAGACACTAAAAAAACGCTTGTAACCATTGTCAATTATGACATCTATCAAAATAATGATTTAGAAAAAAGACACAGAAAAGACAGTGAAAAGACAGTCAAAGAACACAGAAAAGACAGTGAAAAGACACAGAAAAAAACAAACAATAATGTTAATAAAGAAAATAATGATAATAAAGTAATAAGTAGTAGTAACAACGACAACTTCAAAACAGTTGTGAATGCATATCAAGATAATATCGAACAAAATCCTGCTCCAGTGACATTCCAAAAAATACAACAAGATTTTACCGATTACGGTAAAGACATCATGATGTACGCGATTGAAAAGTCAGCATTAAGAAATAATCACAACTATTCATTCATTAATTTCTTATTAAATGACTGGAAGAAGAAGCAGCTAACAACTGTTGATGAAATTAAACAGAGTGAACATAACTTCGAGTTTAAAAAGCAGTCAACTTATTCTAAGCAGAATCAACAAAAAGAAATGACACCGTCCTGGATCAATCAGGAGAATACTCAAAAACAAGACATCGATGAAGAAGAGCTTGAAAGGGAACGTCAGAAGTTACTCGAAGAATTGAATAGCAATTGGGAGAATTCTTAAATGATTAAATTCTTAGAGTATCGAAAGTGGATTCAATTATTTAATAAATACAGATTCAGTAATTGGGAGACGAGCGACAATAATAGCATCATGTTCACAATAGAAGGTGATGCTTATGTCGTACTCGATGTTAATCATGGTGAAGTATACGTTGAGCAGTTTGAGACAGTCTACGATCTGGAGAAGTTCTATGAAACGAAGGTAAATTATCTGCCTGGATTGCAAGCGACGTTATTTGATTATTAGGAGGAGAAAGAATGATACCGAAGTTTAGAATTTTTGATAAAAAGAAAAAGCGTTTTTTAGGAGATTTCACAATGGAAATTGATAAATTTGGTATTCATGTACTAGATGAATTTAACTATGTGGTTGATGAAGACGATAGAGTACTCATGCAATCAACAGGCTTACATGACGTGAATGGTAAGGAGATTTTTGAGGGGGATATTGTGAAGTATTGGGAAAATATTGGATACATTGAATTTTATCAAGGAAGTTGGGTCATAAATTGGAACGATGGTAGCTTGTTTGATTTATATGACAATGACAACAATTTAGAAGTACTAGGCAACATTCACGAGCATCCAGAGTTGTTGATCCAACCTAAGTAATAACCTAGAGTACCCTAAATTAAAAATCACAAGGAGGAAATGAGAGATGAGTAAAGACGAGAAAGAATATTATGTACTTTCTATACCGTACGATTCAGCTTACGGAATTTATGACACGTTTCAGCAAGCATTAGAAGAAGGAAACAGACCTGAAAATGAATGGCTTAAATTAATACTTTATAAAACTAAAATGAACAGAGCATTGAAAAGTGAGGACGTAATAGGACGATTCAGAGATGGAAAGTATATAAGTTCAGAAGAGTAAATCACAAGGAGGAAATAAGAGATGAAACCGAAATTTATGATAGTTTGTAATGCACCAAGCGAGTTACAAAGAATCGTAGACAGATTATCGAATGATTATGTAATCTTAGAAATTAATGTAGAACCTGTTGTCCTAGAAAGCACTATTAGTAGAGATATAGTTTTATCTGGATATGTAAGTTATACAGAAAAGGAGAATGACAATGACTAAACGTAAAACACCTCATATCCATATTCCGCCATTTTTAATTGACGATTCAAATAGGTTAGAGAATTTCGTTTTGAACAACATTAATATCTATAAAAAACTAGGTTATCGAGATATATGGTTTTACGTAATGATTACCTACAATCAAGAATTGGAAAATGTACTAAGAAAAAATGGTATTCGTCCGTATGGCACGAAGTTTGATGGTTCATTCCATCATTCAAAAGTAATGCTGAATCCAACATGGCTGGATAAAATCAGATACAGACTAACTAACACAAAAACAGAGTAAAACGGAGTGATGAAGACTAACTCACGAAAGGAGAGAGGGATTGTGACTAATATATACAAAGTAACATTCGAGATTATAAAAGGTGTGTTCTTCTTTCATCCATTTTGTGTAGTAGAAGCGCACGATGTTGATCATGCAAAAGAAAGAGCCATTCAGGTAATGAACAGCCATCCTGACAACGTAAAAATAAAGAAAGAAATAGTAGATGTTCAAGAAGTAAGTGCAGACGAACACCCAAACTATATAACAATCGATGAAGTGATACCTTATTAACCTGAAAATGAAACAAAGGAGAATGAACAATGATTAAAATGACAGATGAATTATTTAAAAAGCTGACTGAAAAGCAGGAAGTCTTAGACGCAGAGATTAGAAAGAAGCATGATATCAGTCCAGATGAATGGTTAGAAAAACTAGATATCAATCATAAGTTGGCTTTACGTGGAGAGGTAGCAGAGTTTATAAATGAAGCACGTGATTAGTGGAAGTACTGGAAGAAGAAAAAGCCTAACATGGATCAGCTGATTGATGAAGCAGTAGATGTTATTCATTTTTTACATCTCATAATGAATAAGAGAGAGTTTGAAATCAGATGGAAAGTCACTTATCTGAATAGACGTATTGAGCATTTCAGAGCATTAACTTATAGAGGACCACATTTTGAGAAGATTGAGCCTGATTATAGAAAGTATCTCAATTACATGTATAACGTTGATACTAATGAAGATTTGATTGATACTTATGCGATTCTATTAGTTGTACTTGATTATTACTGCTTTACCTTAGAAGACATTGAGAAAGCCTATGATAAAAAGAATGAAGAGAATCGTCAACGCCAGGAGAGTGGATACTGATGAAGACAACAATCAAATCAAGTAAGTACATGGATCAATTCAGCAGGGTAGTTAAGAAGTCACTTGAAATGATTAAAGCGAAAGTTAAATGTGATGAGTGAGAAAAGGTCAAAGTATAATGCCAAGAAGTCCACCTTCGACGGTATCACATTTGATTCAGCTGTTGAGTGCGATTATTATAAATTTCTTCTTGGACAGAAGAAGAAAGGGAAAGTGATCGATATTAAATTGCAGCCGAAATACGAGATTATCGAGAAGGTGGCCAACTTCCGAGCGACGAACTACGTTGCAGATTTTGAAGTCAAGTTACCAGGTGGCCACATAACAGTGATTGATATTAAAGGTATGGCTACAGACACTGCAAAGATTAAACGTAAGCTATTCATGGTTAAATATCCGAACGTAGAGCTGGTATGGATATGTAAGGCTCCAAAATATCACGCTGATGATACAGGAGAAGAATGGATAGAGTATGACCAACTCAATAAGTTGAGAAGTAAAAGAAAAAAGTTAAAACAGATGGAGGATAAGGAAAAATGAAAAATATCGATTTAAATTTAAATACGATTTTAGATGGAGCAGTACAAGAACAGTTCGACTTGGCGATGGAAGATGTACTTAAGAATATTCATGATCTAAATACAGAGCCAGGCAAATCAAGGAAGGTTACAGTTACATTTAAAATTTCATCAAATCCTACACGCGAGACGTTAAACGTTGAAGTAGATACAAAGACTTCGCTCGTAGGAAAACAGCCTGTAATGGCTACTCTTTTAACAGGAGAAGATGCAACTGGAGTACATGCTCGAGAGTTGAAGTCAGGAGCGAAAGACCAAACATATTTTGATGATAACGGAACAGTTAGAAATGATGATGGCAAACCTGTAGAGAAAGAAAGCAACGTTACACCTATCAAAAATAAGAAAGCATTATTTAAATAAAAAGGAGACTGATAAATATGTTAAAAGAAGCTATGGAATGGATTAGAGCGAATACCGCAAGCGTTGAGATGCTAAAAATTAATGGTCAAGAATACTCGAACAGAGAGTTGTATAAATTACAACAGCCAGTTCGTAGAGAGTTAAATGTCACAACATTGACTGGATTAGTTGATTATATTAAGTCTGCATTTGATGGTAATGAAAAATATATCATAACAGTATTAAGCGAAAGCCATGTAATCATTGAGTCAAAGCTCAATTTAAATAAAAGACGTGAGTGTATCATCACATCGAACGCTCAAATTCCTAACGTGACATTGAATGAATTTATCGATCTGGAAAAGTTCAATATTCAATTACAGTCAGTATTTGTGCCCAATGAAGAAAGAGCAACAGTACTGAGTCTGATCGGAAACATCAAGACTGAAAATGTATCAAATACAGGGGACGACGGTATCAGTCAGATGGTAGAAGTGAAACGTGGTGTTACTACTGTTAAGAAAGAAGAAGTACCGAATCCAGTTTATTTAAAGCCTTTCAGAACGTTCACTGAAATCTCTCAACCTGAATCAGCATTTGTACTACGTATAAAAGAAAGCCCGTCATATGGATTACAAGCAGCACTTTTTGAAGCTGATGGCGGAGCTTGGAAGAATGAAGCAATTTTAAACATTAAGGAATACCTGGAAGAAGAACTCAAAGTTCATAAAGAAAGAATCACGATTTTAGCATAATCAATGGGGCGGTTATCCGTCCCTCAATAATAAAAAAGGAGCGAATGGCATGAGAACGACATTAAAAGGATTAACTGTAGAAGAAGTAGATAAGGTTATCTTCAACACTAAAAACATGAAGGAAGCAGCAAATGAAATTGGAGTTGCTTATCAGTCATTACTTCAATTTAGAAGTGAGAACATGAAGGAGTTCAAAAAACTGAAAGCTCAGCGAGAGCAAGGACTTATCTTTGATGAAGCACCTGTAATTAAGACGAAACCTGTAAAAGGTGCAAGTCAAATACCAATTGTTGAAACGATTGAGAAGTCTGAATATGACAAGTTACTTGATCAAGTTAAAGAGTTAGAAGATAAATACAGAATATTATTTGAGAACAAAGAATCAGATAAAAAAACGTATGAAGAGAAACTTGTCGAAAAAAATTTAGAAATCAAGCAGCTTGAAAAAGATAAAAAGAAAGCGATTCGTGATAGAGAGATGTTCGAGAAAGATGCGACAGCTAAACTCAAAAAATTAGAAAAGGTTGTTGAAGATAGAGTTGATAATAAAGTTAAAAACCTTAATTCTCAACTTGAAAATCATAAAAATACAATCGATAAAATCAGTGAAGTAAATAGGAAATTGCAAGAGACTGTTAAGCAGGCGAATGCGACGATTAAAGAGTATCAAGACAAAGAGACTGAGATGGTACTGAATTATGAAGAGCAGCTGAAAGAAAAAAATGCATTCATCGAGAAGTTAGAGAATGAATTAAATACGTCTCAGCAATCAGAAAAAGTAATCGACGTTATTAATAAAGCAGGACATTATAATTATGGTGAAATTGAAGTGATTGATTTCATTGAGCAAGTTATCGAGCATTATCCATCTGTAGTTGCAAACAGTATCGCTAATGTTATTAAATACGTTGCCAGAGCGCCACATAAAAATGATGTTCAGGACTTGGAGAAAGCACAGTATTACATTAAGCGTGCAATTGATAAAACAAATGAAAAAATCTCATAAAAAAAGAGCCATACCGGCTCGTGATTTATATATTCGACAACTATATTATATCACGCTAGGAGGCTCATATGAGAGATTTATTGATAGAGTATATAAAGTCATCTAAAGAACTAAAAGAGCGCATAGAATCATTTAAATTAGAGCATGAAGACGTACTTGATGCATATAAGGAAAGCAAAGGGAAGAATAAAGGCAAAAATCAGACTGCAGCATGTCCTATCATGAATGAATTGAATATATTGAACAGCATGTATAACGAACAATTATTCATTATTGAGTGGCTACGTTCAGGGCATAATCCAAACGAGCATAGAGCCATCGACAAACGTACAGTATATTTAGTTGATCATAAAGTCCTGGAATCAGTAATCGATGATAATCACTACAAGAAAGTATCATTTGATGAGTATGATGATTACATAAAAGATGCAAATAATAGTATTAGTCACGCTTTAGGGAGATTGAGTAAGAGAGAGCTTGAAGTATTCTTGATGATAGACTGCGAAAAAATGAGTTTTCAAGATGTAGCTGAAATATTGAACCTGGCAAAAGGCTCGATACAGAAATTCTATGAGAGAGCCAAAGAAAAAATAGCGAAAGAAGTAGATTATAACCTGTTTCTTCTGTAAAGTAAAAATACTTGTCAGTGTCTTACGAAATATACATTTACGTAAAGTAAAAATACTTTACACCTCCTAAAGTGATTAATTGTTTACAATCCACCTAGTAATTTCTAGGTGGTTTTTGTATATTTGTATTAGAGGGGGGTGGATTAAATGGACACAAAAATGATAATAAAACTAAATGGAAATATCGAAATTGAAACAATGTGTAATAATGCCCAAGGTGTTGTGTTAGATTCAATTATAAAAAACAAAGAAAATTCAAAAAAATTCAGTGTAGAAGTAGGAAACACCATGAAGGATTTCAATTGTGCAGAAATCGAATCAGTAACTTTTAAATTTTAATAATCAAGCACTCACTCTCTCCGGTGGGTGTTTTTTAATACAAAAAATTATCAAGCAATTAGTGTGAAAGTTGGTGGTAAGTGAAGTGAAACTTACAGGGAAACAAGAACTATTTGTCAATGGATTGATAGAAGGCAAATCACAAGTTCAAGCTTATATTGATGCTGGATATAGTGTGAATGCAAAAACTGAATCATCTATTTATGAAATGGCGAGTAAGCTATTAAAGAATAACAAGATTATGACAAGATACAACGAATTAAAGTCAGAACTCAAAGATAAAGCGTTGTGGACAAGAGAGGAATCAATTAATGACCTCAAATGGATTAAGGAACAATCACGTAAGACAATCGAGGAGTATGGCGAAGTTAAACACGCTCCTGCTACTGCTTATTTAGGTGCTATAACCGAACTGAATAAATTAGGTGTCCTTTATGATCTAGAGGTTGAGAAACTGAAGTTGAATATCGAGAAACAAAGAAAAGAGTTGGCTAACGATCAATCACAAGAAGATAAGATTAAGCAATTACAAGATGCGATTACAGAAGTGATTAATCATGAGTAAATTGTCAGGACTTTATACAGAGAAGCAGATACAGATACTCAAGGACACGCAAAAACGTGATTGGTTCATGTTAATAAATCATGGTGCAAAACGTACAGGTAAAACGATACTGAATAATGATTTATTCTTACGTGAGTTGATACGCGTCAGAGAGATAGCAGATAAAGAAGGGTTAGAAACACCTCAATACATTCTTGCAGGTGCAACGCTAGGAACGATACAGAAAAACGTACTAATAGAACTTACGAATAAATATGGATTAGAATTCAAGTTTGATAAATACAATTCATTCATGTTATTCGGTGTGCAAGTCGTTCAGACAGGACATTCTAAAGTGAGTGGTATTGGTGCAATACGTGGTATGACTGCTTATGGTGCATATATAAACGAAGCATCACTTGCACATGAAGAAGTATTCGATGAGATTAAATCACGTTGCAGTGGTTATGGTGCACGTATATTAGTTGATACGAACCCCGACCACCCCGAACATTGGTTACTAAAAGATTATATCGAGAATACAGACGATAAAGCAGGTATACTTAGTTATCAATTTAAGCTCGATGACAACACGTTTCTGAACGACCGATATAAACAGTCAATCAAAGCGAGCACGCCATCAGGCATGTTCTATGAACGTAATATTAATGGCATGTGGGTAAGTGGCGACGGTGTCGTGTATTCCGACTTTGACTTAAACGAGAACACGATTACTGTTGATGATCTAAATGAGATACCGATGAAGGAATACTTTGCAGGTGTCGATTGGGGATACGAACATTATGGCTCGATTGTAGTTATTGCAAGAGATTTACACGACAACTTTTATTTGATTGAAGAACACGCTTATCAACACAAGTTTATAGAAGAGTGGATAAAAATAGCGAAAGATATTATCGATAGATACGGTAATATCTATTTTTATTGCGATACAGCGAGACCTGAACACACAAAAGATTTCAAACGTAACAATATATTAGCCAAGAACGCTGATAAAAGTGTGTTGTCTGGTATTGAGAAAGTAGCAAAATTATTTAAGACGAACAAGTTATTTGTAGTTTATGAAAATATGGAAAGATTTAAAGAAGAAATTTTTAAGTACGTGTGGCATAAAACGAGTGGAGAGCCGATAAAAGAAAATGACGATGTACTTGATGCAGTTAGATATGCAATATACACGCATACCAAGAAATCAGGCACAGGCTTTGGAAGGAGTGAGTAGATGTATCCATACGAACCAACAGAAATGGAGAAAATGCTTGAGTTTATCAAGCGAGAAGATGAAACAGATAGAGAAATGCTGCAACGCAAAGTAAGAGAACATGAGATGTACCTGCATAAGTATTCGATTGGTCAAGAATACTACGAGAACAGGTCGGACATATTACGTTTAGAGCGTTCAGTTGGCGCTGATGGTGTGGTTGATGAAAAGAAACCTCACAATCAATTGAGTGTGAACTATCAGAAGTTACTTGTAGATCAAAAAGTATCGTATGTCGCAAGTAACCCGGTATCAATCAAACATGAGGATAAGAAAATCGTTGATTTAATACATGATACGTTAACAGATAGATTTGATGATAGATTAATCGACATTCTAACTGCTGCATCAAATAAAGGTGTGGAATATCTACATGTGTATATTGATGAAGATGGAGAAGTTAATACAATGCGTATACCTGCTGAGCAGTTTATCCCTATTTATAAAAATAGTGAGCGTGAAGAAATGCTAGAGGGTATCTGGGTACGTATGTTAGATGGTGTGAAACGTGTGTCACATTACACAAAGAATGACGTAACACATTATATGTATCATGGTGGTCAACTTGTATATGATTATTACTTTGGAGAGACTAATCCTAGCAGTCATTTTGATGGTGGTAGTTGGGGTAAGGTGCCATTCGTAGCATTTAAGAATAATTCTCTTGAATCACCTGATATTGAAGATTACAAGACGTTAGTTGATGCATTTGAAAGGCGTTTATCAGGATTAGCGAATACGTTTGATGAATCAACTGAAACGATATTCGTACTAAAGAACTATGAAGCACAAGACCTATCAGACTTCAAGCGACTGCTTAGACATTACGGTGCTTTAAAAGTCGATGAAGATGGTGGTGTAGATACGATTAAGATTGATATTCCAGTACAGGCGACTAAAGACTACCTACAGGACCTGCACGAGAAAATCATTCTTACAGCACAGGGTATCGACTTCAACAGTGATAAATTTGGCAACAGTCCATCAGGTATCGCATTGCAATTCTTATTCAGCAACTTAGACTTAAAAGCGAAAAAGTTATCACGTAAGGCGCATATAGCAATACAAGAAATCATTTGGTTCATCTTTGAATATCATAATATTAAAGCAGATTATAAAGAAGTGGAGATTACATTCAACTTTAATACAATGGTCAATGAATTAGAGAAAGCTCAAATCGTGAATATTTCGCAGAACATCATCTCGCAAGAAACGTTAGTCGAGAATCATCCATTCGTTAAAGATTTAGCTGGAGAACTCGAACGGATAGAGACGCATGGAGTTGAGATAAATGCAAGAGAAGATACTCGAATTACTTAATGAAATGATTGAAAGTGTGTCGGATGAAACTGCACGTATTCTAATTAGAAAGTTAAAAGAGATACTTAGCATACTCGAAGAACTATTCGAGAAATATCAATCAGACGACCCTCACATTACATGGACAGAGTTTAATAAATACAATCGACTACAAGAGACACTCGACACGATAGATGAATTGCTCGATGGTGCATATAGTGATGTTATTGATCTAATACGTGAATCAGAAATGAACACAGAGATAGAAAGTTATTACAGGCACATGCACATGTTTGATATGTCTAGTGATATCAACTTCTTAAGTGATGGTTTACTGTATAGCAACGCTAAAGTAACGATGGAACAGCCTATTGAGAAGATAAAACTTGATAAGACTTTTGAAAATCACAGAGAAGCAACAATCAAGCGTATACGTGGTCATTTAACAACAGGTGTACTTGATGGCAAGAGTTATGACAGTATCGCTAAAGATATTGAAAATGACATTGGTATGAGTGCCAGGCAAACGAAACGTGTCGCACGTACAGAAGTAGGCAGAGCACAAAGTGAATCGCAACTTGTAGCAGAAGAACAAGCTAAAGAATTAGGTGCTAACATCGAGGGGTATTGGGACGCAACACTTGATACTCGAACGCGCTCATCTCATCAAATGATGGACGGTAAGAAAGTAGATGGCGATGGTAATTTTAATGTTGGGCTTTCAACAGGTCCTGCACCACGTTTACTTATTGGAGAGGATAGTGCATCGCAGAACATCAACTGTAGATGTAAGAAGTTGTATACAGTCAATGGCTTAAAGCCTACTGTACGAAAAGCACGTGATAAGAATGGTAAATCAATCAACGTACCTTATCAGACGTATGAAGAATGGTTGAGTAATGTAGAAGGAACTAAAGGCTCTGTGCAGAACGATAAAGAGAAATTCAAAAAAATGCTAGAGAATGGTTATCATAAAAAATCTGATGGCAGTTGGGGGTATTGATTTGGCAAAGATACTAAAATTCGTATCAGAAAGTAAAACGAGCAAACAAGAACTTATTGAATATATCGAAAATTTACTCGAATGGGCTAAGAATGATGATTTTGATAATGTTATGATTGCAACAAAATTGAAATCATGCGAAGTTATGACAGGCTACTGTAACTTAGATATGGTTGATAAACAGTTTTTAAACTCACATATCCAAGTTGATATTAATTACGAGACAGTAAGAGCGAATGTAGACAACTTAATAGAATGGATGGAGGAATAAATATGGAAATTACAGTTACATTAAATATTAGTGAATACAACCAGATTTATTTAAAAGCTATTCAACACGATGATTTAAAAGTTGAAAACAAACAACTAAAAGAAGAATTAGCGATTGCGCATAAACAGCTAGAAGAGTTGCAACAACCGAAAGATGATACGCCAACTTGTACTGTAAAACTTGATGGCTCAGAAGTATATGAGGCAGTGAAAAAGGTAGCAGATGAATTTACGAAAGAGTTGGAGAAAGAAGAAAGAAAGCAAATTAGAAAAATACAGTATGATGCACTTCAAAATTGGCTAGATGAACGTAGAGGTATTATTGCTTACGACAAGAATAATCCCAAAAAAAGGAATTCTTATCAATGATAATGGTTTCTTCTTTTGTAAAGAAAATGGAGACAGAGAACGCATCTGTTAATTTACAGTCCTAGACAAGACTTTAAAAGGTCTATTTATTATGACAATAAACATGAAGAAAGGTGGTCATCCTTATCTCACGATGGTGGTATTCCATCACTTGACAGGCATGTCGTTAAACATGCAACGCTGGTGGTACTTAATCCACCGTAATAAAAAAAGTAAAAGGAGAGTTCAAATATGAACAGAGAGTTTTTAAGAGGTTTAGGTGTTACAGAAGATATTATCCCACAAATTATAAATCAACATCATGATACAATGCGTCCGCTTAAAGAAAAGGCAGACGAAGTTGAAGCGCTTCAGTCACAAGTTGATACATTAAATAGTGAGATAAAGAATCGTGACGATGAGTTAAATTCAGTACGTGAGAAAGCTAAAGGGAACGAGGAACTATTAAAAGAACTCGATGAAGTAAAGAATCAGCGTGACCAACGTGCTGAAGAAAACGAAAAATTACAACTGAATAATGCAATCGAAGTTGAAGCACTCAAAGAAGGAGTTGTGGACACAAAAGCTTTTTTAAAATTAATCGACACTAGTACTGTGAAACGTAAAGAAGATGGTGTATTTGATGGAATTAAAGAATTATTCGAAACTTCTAAAGAATCAATGCCATACTTATTCGCATCGCAAAAACCTAAAGGCTACACACCTCCAGAAGGTGGAAACCCAACGTTATCAAAACAAGATTTTGACGCTATGAGTTACGCAGATAAAGAAAAGTTATATCAAGAAAATCCGGAAGTATTTAAACAACTATCAAAATAAAAAGTGAGGTAATTAATTATGGCAACAACAAAACAAACAAATTTAGTAATCCCTGAGGTAATGGCAACAATTATTCAAGCAGAGTTAAATAAAAAAATTCGTTTCGCACCTATCGCAGATGTAGACACTACATTAGTAGGTCAACCGGGCAATAAAGTTTCAGTGCCAGCATACAAATATATTGGTGATGCTACTGTAATTCCTGAAGGTGAACCAATTCCATTAGACCTTTTAGAAGCTGTAAAAAAAGAAATGGAGATCAAAAAAGTTGGTAAAGGTGTAGAGTTGACTGACGAAGCAATTCTTGCAGCTATCGGAGACCCTAAAGGAGAAGCAGCACGTCAAATTGCTTTAGCTATCGCAAACGCAATCGACAACTTCTTATTAGAGGCAGCAAAAACTACTACTGTTGCACACGTTGGAGATGTGAAACTTATCGATACTATCGACAACGCTATTGCTAAGTTTGGAGACGAAGAATTAGAACCGATGGTATTATTCGTAAATCCATCTGATGCAGGTGCATTACGTAAAGCAGCAGCAGATAACTGGACACGTCCATCAGATTTAGGTGACACAATCGTGACTACAGGTGTATTCGGTGAGTTATTAGGTGCAGAAGTAGTACGTACTAAGAAATTAGCAGTAGGTGAAGCGTTATTAGTTAAAAAAGGTGCGCTTAAATTATTCTTAAAGCGTGACACATTAGTAGAAACTGATCGTGACATCATCCGTAAAACGACAGTAATCACTGGTGACAAACACTTTGGTGCTTACTTATACAATGACGCTAAAGCAGTTAAGATTACATCAGCATAGGAGTGATTTAAATGGGTATCGGAACACTAAGACGTTCGCAACATGATAATGTAACAACTCAAGAAAAATTAGAGCCTAAACAAGATTTATCAAAGTTAAATAAAGATGAACTTGTAAAATTAGCTAAAGAAAAAGAACTCGAATTTGAATCGAAAGCAACTAAAGCAGAATTAATCGAGTTATTGAAGTAGTAAAGGAGTGATTATATGGCTGATTTTTTAGTCAAAAAACCGGTCAACTTGAATAAGGAAGGTGTGAAATTAACTGTAGGCGATATCGTGGAGCTTACAATTAAACGTGCTGAAGAAATTCAAGAAGAAATACTCAAACAAAAAGGATACGAAAAGTATACTGATGTATTCGAACGTATCGATAAGAAGTAGGTGGTTACATGTTACCTGAAGATGTAAGACGCATAAACGAATGGCAACCAACACAGTATGACGATGCTAAGTTGTTGTACTTAGTCGATGTCTATCGTGGACTAGCAGAAGAACATTGTAACGCTGAATTTGTCGCACCCTTTCCGGAGGGTGTGCAAATTTTTATCGCAAAAAGTATTAAGTACGCTGATTTAGATTTTCTCTCAAGTAAGAGCATGGGTACTGTGAGTTATTCGATTAATAGCAATCTACCATCAACACTTTACAGGACTTTGAAAAAGCATAGAAAGATGGTGTGGTAGATATGTTTAACATGTTCTATACACATAACATCACAGTCACACGATCATCAACGACAATCGACAAGTCAGTCTATCCACCTAAAGAAACAACTATCTCAACTACACGTGATTTAACAGGTTTCATGGACACACCTTCAACAAGCGAGGAATTGAAATATAAAAATATGGGGAAAGATTTATCACGACAGTTATACCTCCCTTATGGTTCTGACATCAAATCAACCGATACAGTAACATTTGAAAATGTTAAGTATCGTATTATTGGCGATTTAGAGGACCAGGGTGGACAACACGAAGTGATAAAGATTCCATTAAGTCGCATATGAATAATATCGTTAAAGGCCTGAAACAGTTTCAGAAGCGTGTTGAGGCAGATGTAAAAAAAGGTATAGCAGAAACGACGATGACACAGTTTAATGAATCATCTACACGTGCGCCAGTCGATACATCAGCACTTAAGAATAGTATCGGCTATGACTTTGAAAATGGTGGTTACACAGGTATTGTTTCAGTCGGTGCAGAACATGCAAAGTTTATCGAATGGGGAACGGGTATCTATGCAGAAGGGCCAGGTGGCTCACGTGCTAAAACGATACCATGGTCCTACCAAAAAGACGGTAAATGGTATACGACTTACGGTATGCCTGCACAGCCTTTTTGGTATCCTAGCTTACACATTAGTAGAGACTACTTTAACAGTTACTTTAATAGGAAGTGATTAAATGAGATTTCCATCAGCAGAACAAGAGTTATTACGTGGCATCATGAGTAACTTACTGCAATCAAAATTAAATACGTTGTTAAACGGAGAGATACATGACCGAGTAACTGAAAATATAGGTGTCGATGCTAATGGTAATAAGATGCCGAAATTCAGTTATATCGTTGTGGGCGAGAGTGATGTTACTGAAACTCGTGGCACGAACGCTTACACTGAATCAATTTCAGTTACGGTACATGCATATCACAGAAATAACGAAAAGCCATATCTTGCGACTGATAGTACACGACAGTTATTGCGAGATGTGGTTTATTTTTTAGAAGAAAAACCACTACTACCAAACGCGAAAGTAATTCATATCAAGAAAGAGATGCAGCAAGTATTCACTGATATTGATAGAGAGACGATGCATGGTGTAGTGCGAATGAATTATACAGTCGTACATAATGTGCGATACAAAAATAAGGAGATGATCTAATGGCAGCAAATAATTGGACAGTAGTAACGATTCCAACAAAAATATCAAAAGCATTAGCTAAAGCAGCAGATTACGCTATTTCTGCATCAACTGAAATTGGACACGAGATTGAGAATAACCTTAAAGAACGTTTGGTTGGTAATAAAAAAGATTGGTTTCAAGAATCATTCGAAGAAACAATCGAGATTACATTCCCTTACGATTCAAATGAGAAACGCGACCAAGATTTAGTTGATGCAATTCAACGTGGTGAACAGATGCGTACATGGTTAATCAATAACAAAGTGGTAAAGTATACAGACAAATCAACAGGTTCACCAGTTGAAAAAGATGGTCACAATTCTGTATTCGCTTATATCGTACCTGAATCACGTTCACTTAAGATTGATGATGAATCAGAAGAATTAGAAGCATCATTCAAAGTGAAGTTAAATTCAGCGCGTGGCAACGAGCCTAAATTACCTGATGTTATCTTAGATGCGTCTATTGCTAAGCAAGTACTGTACGAGACAATCGGACAGGAAACAGGCGACTACGAAGATGTAGCGTATCAGAACGCACCAACAGTTTAATTTGAGGGAGCATTAGCTCCCTTTTTTTATTTGTCAAAAATATATTTATAAAGGAGTAATAACATGTCAAATCAAATCACAATCAATAACCACATTTATCAAGCAAAAGGTAGCGTAGCTTTCTCACGTACTGCAAAACAATACGCAGGTAAAACTGAACACAAAGGTAAAGAAGTTGAATCAGATGGTGTTGTAAGTATCTTTATGGGGCTCATGCAACAAGACGTAGAGAAATTAATTCAATTCTGGCATTGCGCAACCTCTCATGAGAAAAATAATAAACTCACATTCGATGAAATCGAAGAGTTTTTCATGGACGAAATCGATAAAGGTACAGACATGCTCGAATACTTCAAATCAGCATTAGAAGTATTAAATGAAGGTGGATATTTTAAGGGAAAGATGAAGACGTACTGGTTCATGATGAACACTTCAGCGAGAGCGAAATCGAAAGAAGAAAAAGAAGAATCACTGGCTCAAGTGGAAATGTTCAAGAATCTGTATCAAGAAATCACAGGCAAAACACCTTACGAAATCGCCAAGTAGTTGATTTTGATTACATTGTAGAAACAACTTCTCGCATGATTGGTTACATACCTTTAGACGATTTACTCTCAATGACATTAAAAGAATGGGAGCTAATGGTTAAAGGCGCAAGACATAGACGCTTAGACGCTTTAGAAGATTTGAGGTTACAAGCTGTAATGTACGCGCGTATGACGAACGGTAAGGATATTAAAGATATTAACCGTAAGTTAGAAAAAGAACGTGCGTTAATCAATCAGACTGAGGGCTCTTATGAATTAGATCAGAAGAAGAAAAAATGGGAGCGTAAACAGATTCGTAAAATTCAAGATGCTGCAATGCAGAAGTGGATTGACGAACGAAACAAAGCAAACAGAAAGGAGTGATAGCGTATGGATATGGCCGAATTCGTTGCTAAAATCATGGCAGATATTGACGACTTTGAACGTGATATCAAGAAGGCAATGGCGATGGCAAAGAGTTTAGATGATGATGTCGTAGTAGACATTGAAGCGAATATCAATAGCTTTAGACGTGACTTGTTAAAAGCTGAAGCACTAGCGAAACGTTTTGAAGCCGACGATATCGAAAAAGAGGTTGAACTGAAAACAAATAAATTCATGGCAGCGTGGCGACAGATTCAAAGTGCTAACGATAAATTCGGAAGTGATATGGATGAACTCGCGAACAGTATACGTTCATTTGGTACTGTAGGAGCTAACGTAATCAAAGGTGGGCTACTCAGTTCGTTCACTGCAATAATACCTATTGTCGCAGCATTAGTACCCGCAATCATGGCAGTAGGTAACGCTATAGCTGTAGTTGGTGGAGGTGCGATTGGTTTATACGGTGCGTTTGCTATCTTACAAGCAGGTGCTTACGCTTTCGGTTTTATGGCATCAACAGCTATCAAAATGTTAGAAGATGGGCTTATACAGGCAAGTAGCGCAACTCAAGCGTATCAATCTGCTTTAGATGGTTTAAAAAGCAAGTGGCAAGAGATAGTAACACTTAACGCTGACGGTATTTTCACCACAATGGCTAATGGCATGAATACTGCAAAAGTTGCATTAGAGGGCTTAACACCATTTTTAAGTGGTGTAGTTACTGCTATGCAGAACGCTTCATCTGAGATGTTAAAATGGGCTCAAACAAGCTCAACTGCACAGAAATTCTTTGAGATGATGGGTGGCGTAGGCGTACAAATATTTAATGATTTATTGCATGGCATAGGGCGATTTGGAGATGGCTTTATTAATATTTTCACACAATTTGCTCCTTTGTTTAAATTTATGTCGCAAGGCTTTCAAAATATGGCCACAAGTTTTCAGGAGTGGTCACAAAAAGTAAGCACTGCTGAAGGCATACAGAATTTCATCGCTTACGTCCAAGAAAATCTCCCTAAAATCGGAGAAATCTTCGGTAATACTTTCGAGGGTATCTTCAACCTGTTTAAAGCATTCGCACCAAATTCACAAACAATATTCGATTCGTTAGTTATTATGAGTGCGAAGTTTGCTGAATGGAGTGCAACGATTGCCGCAAGTGATGGCTTCCAGAAGTTTATTGAGTATGTGCAAACGAATGGTCCGACGATCATGGGATTAATCGGTAGTATCGTGATGGCGATTGTGAATTTCGGTATTGCAGTAGCGCCACTTGGACAGGCAGTGCTAGAAATGGTGAGTGGTTTCGCTGATTGGATATCGAAGATGCTTGAAGCACACCCTATGATAGGACAAATTGTAGCAATCGGTCTAACTTTGTTAGGCATGTTCATGCAACTTGCACCTGTACTTGATTTTGTACGCATCGGCTTTGGTTTGTTAAGTGGTGCATTAGGTATGATTACAGCACCAGTGTGGGCAATTATTGCTGTTATTGCTGTATTAGTAGGGATGTTCGTTTATCTATGGCAAACGAATGAAGATTTTCGTATCAAAGTTACTGAAATATGGAATCAGATTAAAGAATTTATTTCGCTTGCTGTTCAAGCTATCGTTACTTTCGTAATGCAGATATGGGGGACTTTAGTTTCCTGGTGGAATGAAAATAATGATTTAATCATGCAGACTGCAACACGCGTTTGGAATACAATTCTTACTGTAATACAAGTTGCTATGGCTATTATTGTTCCGATTGTACAAGTAGCGTGGGAAATGATAAAAAACGTAATACGAATTGCAGTCGATTTAATTCTCGGGATTGTTAAAGTAGGTATGCAAATACTTAATGGCGATTGGTCGGGTGCATGGGAAACCATAAAGTCTACACTCTCTAACATTTGGAATTCTATGATGACAATGATTTCTAACATCATCGGCATAATTCTTCCTATCATCAGTGATTTTGTTCAAAATGCATATCAATGGATTAGCGAGAAGTTTAATGCTGCGAAAGATGCGGTTGTAGAAGCACTCGGAAATATGTTAAACGCCATCATAGATTGGGCATCTCAGACGATTTCTAACGTTATCGATGCTATGTCTAACTTCGTATCTGAAATTGTATCGGGTGGCTCTGAAGCATTATCTTCATTAACAAGTGCATTAGGCGACATGGTAAGTGCTGTTGGTGGTTTTGTTGGAGATATGATTAGCGCAGGTGCTGATTTAATCATGGGTATGGTTAACGGTATCAAAAATAAAGCAGGAGATTTAGTTAATGCGGCAGTCGATGCAGTTGGTGGCGCAATTGACGCTGCTAAATCAAAACTTGGTATCGCATCGCCATCTAAAGTATTTAGAGAAATCGGAGCTTTCACGTCTGAGGGTATGGCTATCGGTATTACTGATAATGCACGAATGGCAGTCGCTAGTGTGACTGAAATGGCAAAAGAAATGATAGATGCTTACAATCCTGACTTCGCATCAGTCAACGCAAGTATGAATAAAGATTTAGGCTCTCTCAATAAGGATTTACGTAATACAGTCGATGCAGACATTTCAAGTGGTATAGACGTAGCAAGACCAGTTGTTAACGTAGCTGTCCACAACGAAGGTGATGCAGAGATAATTAGAAGTTACGTAAATACAGAAGATGCAATCGATGAAAGTTTAGCTTTCTAAAGGAGTGAATGTATGAATTATATAGATGCAGAAATTATTAAAGGTACAAAGAAATATAAAATATCTGATAATGAATTGACAGGCACTTCTTTAGAGGTGCTTTCTTTTATTATTGGTGGGATTAGTAAGAAATCCTACAGAACTGAAATAGAGGGTCGTGGTGTAGTTAATTATGGCTATGACTACATGTCGAGGAAGATAACATTAATCGTCCAGGCTAAAGCAGATTACGGTCATGACGTAGCACATCTACGTGACTGTATCAACGAGTTGTTTGACGGACAGTATTATATGCGTGAAATGCGAAATAACTATAATACAGTACATTATGAAACGATTGGTAGTAAGGCAGGAGATATGACACTCATATCAAGTGAATATGTAGATGGCAAACAGTACTACGTTGAAAGTTTGAGTGAAATTACGATTGATGATCAAAAACATATCAATGAATTTTCTATTGAGTTGACTACTGTAGATTTACCGTATGCACAGACACGCTACACAACAATGCAACTGAACGCACAAGCGTATGATGAGAATACTGATTTACATGGTACTGCTGATAATATCGACTTCGATAACACTCGGTACGCATTTACCACAAATGAATTTAAAGTATTCAACGCAGGTAACGTGACAGTACAGCCTGAAAGTATGTACTTGAAAATTACTGTTAAAGGTGTGAGTGCATCGAGTGGTTTCAGCATCAAGAATTTAACGACAGGTAAAACGTTTAAAGTTAATAAAGCAGTGAGTGGCACGTTAATATTAGACGGGCTAAACATCAAACTAAACAACATCAGCATACTACGTGATACGAATTTAACATTTATAGATATTGCACCGGGGTTGAACAATTTCTCAATAACAGGTGGCAAATTAAGTAGTATCGAGTTTGATTTTAAATACTACTATAAATAAGGAGAGGGATTAAATGGTGATAAGAAATATTTATACAGGCAGAGGAAATAGAGAAAACGTGAATGGTGTGAATAGTAATTTTGCTTATTTATTCGGCGAAATGTCGAACTTGTGGGGTTTCGTAAACGGAAAAGGTGATGAGATATTATCTTCAGAAGCTATCCAAGAGATGATTTCTCGATGGATTGATAAAAACGATTTCAAACCAAAAGAAGCAGTTGCTACGTTTAATGATTTACCAAAAGAAGCAGAATTAAAAGAAATCAGAGGAGTAACAGATGAGAACGCAGTATATGTTTACGATGGGGAAAAATGGATTAAACAATCGCGATTAAATTTCGATGGATTAGATGATGTGAAAAAGAATATCTTTTACAACGAGATAGTCACAAGATCATATAGAGATGAAGTTTCAAGTACGGATTATTGGGTTACTGTCATACCATTTCAAGATGAGAACGGGGATAAGATAGAAATAAAGAAAGGTACTACAGATAAGAGTGAAGGAGAAACTCCTAGGGAGTTTTTCGAAAGAACTGGATCTAGTTTTGTAGTAAATGCTAGTATTTTTAATGGCGGCGGATTATATGGAATACATATAAAAGACGGAGAAATCTATAAAGATACTCCCTCAAAGTATGAGATACTAGGTATAACTAAGGATAGGGAGTTTAAGTACTATCCATCAGATACGACTTCAGACACTATGCTAAAGGATAATGTATACAATAGCTTTACAGGCTTTGCTTCTATACTTAAGAATGGCCAGGAACTACCTCTGGAGAGTTTTGCTAAGGTAGGGTCCTACTCCGAAACTCATCCTAGGGTAGTAGTGGGTACAAATACTAATAAAGATTTATATGTGATTGTTACTGATGGTAGAAAGTCTAATAATATAGGGATGACTTATGAAGATATCACTAGGATATCTAAAAGCTTAAACTTGATGGATGCATACTCTCTTGATGGTGGTGGCTCTGCACAAGCGATTCACAATGGTAATTTCATTGGTGGGCTTATCGATAACAATTTGACAACCGAAAGAAAAGTTTACGACTTTTTATATGTACCTAAAAAGTCAAGTAGAGAGATAGATTCTCAAGTAAATACCATTGCCGAAAATTCGGTAAGATTGAAAAAAATTGAAAACAACTACATTGATAGAAGAATGCCTGTTTTCGATAAAGAAAGTACTTTCAAAGCTAAAAGTTATTTTGAAGATTACTTTTATGTACTAGAAGGCAAAGCTTTATACAATAAATCTATTGATGATTTTAGTAGATTAATTGGAGCAATAGGTGGTTACAATTATGTTGGTAGTGATAAGAAACACCTACATTTAGAAGCTAAGTCTAAACTAACAGCTTCAGTCGAAGGATCATCGTACACTGTGAGCCTTATACCGAACAATCCTGTATGGAAAACTCCAGGATTTTTGAATGGTTGGAAATCCGAAGATTCTAGAAAAGTTAAGTATATAAAAGTTGGGGATACTGTCACGATCACAGGACATTTTTTAGGGAAGGAAGGTAACTTTACTAAACCGATTTTTAACATTGACGAGGGTTACAGACCTAAACAAGTGGTAGTATTTACAGTGCCAGTAACCGGTGGTAATAAAGAATACAACACTTTAACTATAAGTCCTAGTGGTTCTGTTTCTCTAGCACATGACATATCGACTGCGAATGACAAATCAGGTGTGCAAGTGCATGTTAGTTATACAATTCTTTGATTATTTAGAAAGTAAGGAAGTGATACAAATTGCTCATAATCACAGATTTAAAAAATAACACTCACGCATTACTTGCGAATAAGACGATAAAAAAAGAATTAAATGGTGACCACACGATCGAGTTAGAGGTACATCAGCAGAAGAATAACGCACTCAATCTAAACTCAATATCCGAAATGTGGACGGTCACATATAAGAACATCGACTATAAAATCGTATATATCGATAAAATCCCAAAAGGCAACTCCTTCTACTTAAAGTTGAGGGGGAAGCCTCTTTTTTATGATGAATTTAGTACGTCGGTTATACACCCTCGTAGAAATGGTAGTATCACATTCTCAGAAGCGTTTAAACTGATATTCGCTAATACATCGTTTACACCTATCCTAGAAGCTCAAAGAACTGCTACAACTTGGGATGGTTTCGGTAACGGGTTATCACGATTAGATTTATTCAAGAAGGCAATCGATAAATTTAACGTTGAGTTTGAAGTTGTAGGTAGTAGAGTTTATTTAAGAGATATGATAGGGAACGACACGAACTTTCTATATAAATATAAGTTGAACGCATCGAACATTAGTAAGTCGATTGATGCGACATCGTATTATACGCATAGAAAAGGTTTCGGGAACTTTAAAGAGGGCGAAGAAGATTATTATAATAAATCACTTTTAAAGCGTGCATATACCTCGAAGCTTGCTTCTATTATAGGAGTAAGGGAAATGTCTCCACCTATAATAGATGGACGTATTAAAGATGCTGCGTACATGGATAAGCTATTAAAAGAATCTGTGGATGAAAGTTTGAACGTCACAGTATCTGCTACATTACATGATTTACGTAAGCAGGGATATGCGCATGGTATACCTACAGTTGGAGACAGAACTTTCTTACTTGATGAACGTATTGATCTAAAGCAAGAGGTACGTGTTACAGGTATAGAAGAACGTTATGACGAGAAAGATGTATTAAAAGAATGCAATGTTGACTTTGGCAGTCAATCTATCAGAAAGCGTTATGCTTCTAAAATGAGTTCAGCTATGAAAACTGTAACTGATATGATGAAAAGTTTCGTTAAATTGCCATTCGCCACACTTGATGTAATGGCACAAGAGATGATTAAGAAGATACAGTCAGTCAGTACAGAGTTAGTATTAGATAACGGTATCTTTGCTATAGATAAGAATAACCCTAATAACATTGTCGGTTTAAATAGTGCCGGATGGTATATCTCGACAGATGGAGGTAGAACACCACGCATGGTCGCTACTGCCGAAGGGTTAGTCGCCGAGAGTATCGTAGGTAAATCGTTAATTGGACTTAATATTACAAGTCCGGGAGCAAGGAGTTATTTTCATGTAAATGGTGGAGATGCTGAGTTCGTTGATGTAAGTAGTGGCAGGAAAGTTTCCATCTCACCTTATGGGGTATTCGGATATAACGATGGAGGAAAGGTTTTATTCAGAGCAGACAATACACTCGTAACATCTTCTGCTTTAGGAACTTCTGTAAGTAACGTTTATTTAGGATGTGCTCCAGGAGCAGAAGGACGCGTGGTCAATATATACGGTATCCCTGGAGACGGAGAAATAGATAGTTACGCATACAGACCACTTCGAGCGTTAGCTTTTAAATTCCCTTTGAAATCGAACGGGTATATAGGGATAGATTTAGATGAATTAAGAATCATGTCAGATGGTTTAAATGATGGTGGATATAAGGCTGTTCGTGCATCAGGATATATCGGGAACCATTTAGACGTGAATACTCAGGATAACGGAACTCACTTATACTTAAGACCTAAATCTAACGGAAGAGTGAAAGTAACACAATTAGGCACTACAGATAAGTTCGCAGACTTTCAAGCAGCGAAGATATACGGAGAAGTTGTAAGCAGTTCATCTGAAAAGTTGAAGACGAACATACGTGAATGGGATATCAACGGTATAGAAACTGTAAAAGCTATGAAGTTGTATGAATATAATTATAAAGAGAAATTGAAGAACGGAGACGACACGCTTAACCATGGGTTAATTGTTGAACGTGAGACACCCGAACACGTCAAAGATGATGAAGGTATCAACATCTACGAGTATGTGTCTACTTTAACGAAAGCAGTACAAGAACTGATAAGCGAGAACGAATCACTGAAACAGCGTATGGATAAACTAATTGAGCGTATCGAAGCGTTAGAGAGTAAATAAGGGAGCGTGAAAAATGCAATTAGATCAGGGAGATTTAATGTTATGGTTTATTACTGTAGTTATACCTCTAGCTTTAACAGTATTAGGCGTATATCAAAAGACGAGTAGTGATAAGCAAAAGCATGAAGGCAGAATGGTATTGATTGAAGCAGAAGTGAAAAGTAATAAAGAAGATATTACAGAATTAAAAACTGAATTCACTTCTTACAAAGCCGAAATATCAGCTGATATTAAAAAAATTGGAGAAGATTTAAAATTGTTGCATACGTTATCGACTGAAAATACACACATTTTAAAGACTTTAGAAAAAATAGAAAAGAAACTAGAAATCTAAGGACATCTCAATGAGGTGTCTTTATTTTATTGGAGGAATTTATAAATGAATAAAGAACTACAGTTAGCTTTGACACGTTTAGTCGTGCTATCAATTGCGTTAATCAACTCAGCACTAGCACATTACGGGAAACCATTAATTAAGACTGATGAAGCATTTATCTATCAAACGTTGAGTGACTTATTCTTAATTGGATCGATTGCGTGGGGTTATTGGAGAAATAACAATATTACTCGCAATGCGCAACAAGCACAGGAATTTAAGAATGTATTAGATATCGAAAAAAACAACGAAAATATGGAGGGAAAATAATTATGGCAAAAACAAAAATTGGAACTTGGAATGGTGTACCAGTATACACAGATTTTTTACCGATCGGAACGCGTAGAACTGGACAAAGATTGAACAGCGGTAATCCTAAATTCGCAGTATTTCACGATACAGGTAACCCTAATACATCAGCACAACAGAATGTGAACTACTATAAGAATACTTACATGGAACCATGGGATAGTGTTGCATCAGCACATATCTTTGTGGATGACACTGAATGTATTATCTGTATTCCTGTAACTGAAAAAGCATGGCACGTGATTTACAGTACACCAACCGACAACGCTTGGTATGGTGCAGATGCAAACGATGTAGCGTTTGGTGTTGAAGCATCATACTATAGCGATAAAAATAGATCACGTAAATCATTGGATAATGCATGTCGTATTATGGCTGCATTATGTAATTCGTGGGATATTAATCCACGTAATCAAATGCCTGGACATCAAGATATCCAAGCTGATAAACAAGATCCAGGTAATCTATTAGCTGCTTGTGGTTATAATAGACGTGATATGACTGTGATTGACAATCTAGTTGTGAAATATATGAATGGCGATGCACCTGTTAAGAAAGTTGCACCTGCACCTAAAAAAGTGGTGAAACAATCGCCACCTGTTAAAAAACCTGCAACTAAAGGTTCAAAACGTATCAAACCATGGTCTAAGACACCTCACTACAAAGGAACGATTCAATATACTGCATCGTTAAGACAACGTGCAGGTAGTGATTTCAGTAACTTTACGTTCAACAAAGAGATTGGAACGCTTAAAAAAGGCGAGACTGTATACATCTTTGAGGAAATTCAAGATGCAGAAGGCAACATTTGGTGCAGAACGTATTCGCCAAGTAATAATGGATGGGTACACAAAGACACAATTAAATAA